CTCCTTATCGGCCTCAATAAAGGTTTTCTGGTCATCCTTAGTATTTAATTTAACATCAAAAGAACCCTTCTCTTTGTAGATCTCCTCAGTTGCTTTTCCTGTGTAAAATATCCATTTATCCCTTTTAAGAACATTAAGCTCTCCCTGTGTCTTTTTTAATAGAAGGCTATGTTCTGTTAAGAGTTGAAGATATTTGGAATGTAAAGAGGGGATTCGTAAGGATTCTATATCTAATTCAAGATCATTGATTTTAAGGTCTTTCCTGACCATTTCTTGTATATCTGATAAAGTCATTATTATGTTATATTATAGATTCAGTTACTAGAAACTCGACATACTCATAGTACCATATTAAAATGGAAAAGTCAAGTCTAAAGTAGTAGCCCAAACATTATAAGCTATATTGTCACACAGCTCAATCAAGTGGACTCAGTTAAGAGGTTTATGTTTAGGCTACTTATTTGTATTTATCAAGTTGAAGTTTCAAACTCGTAATAAAGATACCTAAATGTTGCAGTTGCTTTAAAATATTCAACATCTGTTGTTTCCTGTGAATAATCCAATCCAGATAGTGAAGTAGGAAACATATCCTTAAATTTAACTTCTACTTTTGGAGTATTCTTAGAACTATAAATGATTAAATTTGCATCTGAATATAAATTCTTTTCACTAGATGTTGCTTTTGTCACGGCAGCGGTTCTAGGATCAAGTTCATCACCTGAACCTATTGAGGTAAAAGATGTTGTAAGACCATCACCTTTAGTTAATGTTTCAGTCCATTGTGGATGTTGTGTTGGAGCTCCAATTCCCACAATCCATTCCCATATCTCTCTATAGTTCTGAAGTTCCTCATCAACTAAAAAAGTTACATTTAAAGTTTCAAATGTAAGTTTATCCCCAGCAATAAACATATCAGCCATAGGTGTAGGAAATGTTGATTCTCCTAAAGTTATGCCTGGAATGTTTGCGGCGGTGCAAAACCAAGTTGTTTTGGGTAAACGATTGAACGCAAGTCTCCATTGTGTTCCAGTTGCGTAATCTAATACTGTGGGTTGACTAGTGTCTGCCATGTTTATCTGTTGTTATTATTACACTAGTATTTATAAGGAAGGAAATAGGGGAGAATCCATCCCCCCCTATATTAATAAATCGGGCTATTACTTAGAGTAGATACCCCAAAGTACCCAAATGGCGACTAAACCAACGAGTCCTTCAGAACCTAAGGCTTTTACAAGACTTACTACTGAACCGACTACATCCAAACCTAAGAATGGAACCGCTGCACCAAATAAAATTTGGAGAACAACACCTAGAGCAATAAGCCCTAATCCTATGTTTGTTACTTGTTTAATCCACCCTGAGATTTGATCTAACATAAATTTTTCTCGATATAGGTTGAATTTATAATAAAGGGGATAGAGGGGAAATAAACGATTCCCCCTCTAAGATGTGATTACATCAAGTTACTTACACGTGCTCGGCGATAGTAACAGTTACTATCAGCGGTGAAAGGTTGTGAATCAGAAGCAATAGCTCCTGTTGAACCTACTTTAGCCATTGGGTTAATGGCCATTCCGTAACGTGTCTTGAACGCAATGCGTGGTTGGAAAGAAGCTTCCGAAACCGCACGAACCATTTGCAATGGAACGTATGGGCAGTAAAATAATCCTGCATCGTAAGCATTTGATCCACGATAACCAGCAACATACCAGTTATTAGCTGCACTTGCACTTACAACGGAGTTATAAGGATCGACATAAACTTTGATTCGACCATTAATTGTTCCTGCGAAAGTACTTCCAGCTGGACTAGGATCAACATTTAAGTTCCCTGCTCCACCGGCACTTCCACCAACATCAAGGACTCCTGCCATTGACAATGCGGAAGCAACATCAGCTGAACAAACAACAATGTTACCTTTTCCTCTGCGAGTTCTGATTCCAATGTCGTTACAATCACGCTCGATTTGGAACATCAGACCTTTGAACTTCTCAACTGACCAACGACCATTAGAGTCTGTGTCCAAGTTGAAGATACCGGCTGAAGATGTGGTTTGAGCACCAACTTCTGCGGTAATGTAGATAGTACGAACTACCTCACGATTGATCTCAGCAAGAATCTCTGTGCTAAGAATGTTTGACAATTCGGATTCTGCATCAAGACCATGAATTGCTTTCAAGTCTTGTGCAAGTTCCATTGTGTAGGCAGCACGTAAGGCACGTGTCCTTGCTGTAACTGTCGATTTTTCAATGGTAAATCCCATGTCTTGGAATACTGGAGCACCTGAATCGTCATAAGTCTCACCAGTTGCTGTATCGTCACCACCTTTTACGTTATATGTACCAGCGGTGTTTACACCCCAAATGTCTGGAATAGCTGCATCTGTAGTAACAGAAGCGGTTCCACCATTAAGAGCACCAGGCTCTGTTCCTGCTTGTGAACCAGTTAATGTTGCATTACCATCAGCGGTATCTGCTTCATCATGAAGTGCTTCAGCTGTACCAACGGCACCATCACCCATTCTTGCTTTCATAGCAAAAATAAGTCCTGTTGGGCCACTCATAGGCTGAACACCACAAATGTCGTATGCCATCAAATTAGGCATTGCGCGACGTACTAAAGAAATAAGAACTGGATCCCAGTTTGAGACTGATGCTACAGAGGTATCTGCCTCAGCAAGCATCGACTTCTGCTCTTGCATTTCTTTTTCTTGGTTTTCCAAGATAACTGCGGTAACCGCACGTTTGTAAGAATCTGTGATCTGTGGGAGATCTGGATGATTCAATACTGGTTGCCACTTCTCTTGGAGTTGTTCTGAATTATACATAAATTACTCCTTTTAAAGTTTTCAGATATTATTTTTGAGCTCTAGAGTTATCCTTCTTAATGGCAGTCATATACTTTGCCATTGGCCCAGATACTTCTTGAACTTCTTCTTGTGAACCTTCTTCAGTAAGAGCTTCAGTTTCCTTCGCCTCTACTTTTCCAGTTCCAAAATAGCTTTCCTTAATCGTCTGAAGTTTCTCTTTATAAGAACCTTCATCGGAAAACTCAACATCATCAACCAGACTTTGGAACTTCTCAGTTTCAGTATCAGTCATCCCATCAGCAATATCAGCAATCATGGACTCTTTTACAAGTTCACCTTTTGCCTTTTTCAACTGGACATTTTCTTCCATCTGCTTGTTTAGTTTTTCTTCCAATTCTTCGATTTTCGATAAATTGGCTTCCAGAATGTCATACTTCTCATCTGGAACATCAATATAGTGATCTTCAAATAATCCTTTTAGACCACTAATGAAATCTTCTGCGATCTCACCTTTGAGTCCACGCTCAATAGCAAGTTCGTTTTCAGACATCCATTGCTCAACAACATAGTTAAGATAGTCATCGACCTTCTCAACCATAGAAGTCATTGAGGTTTCTGCAAGTTCTTTCATCTGCTTGTCGTTTTCTTCCTGAATCTTTTCCAACTCAGAACGAACCTTTGACTTAATAGCAGTTTCAAAAATTGTTGCAGCTTTTGTCTTAAATTCTTCTGAAAGTTCTTCTCCTTGAACTAATGCTTCAACATCTCCCGAAACATCTAATTCATCAATCGTTTGATCGATAGAAACTTTAACACTTTCAGTTTGTTCTTCTTCTTCCTCATCATCATCACCTTCTGACTCACCTATGATTTGTGAACCATAGATTTTAGAAAGATCTTCTTTTTTAAGACCTTTTAAGTGATCTACTAGACCAGCAAGAATTTCTGATTTTAGTTTAGGAACTTCTAGAGCTTCCTTTTTAGTCTGCTCTTCTTCTTCCTCACCTTCTTCTTCCTCAGAATCTTCTTCGTCATCATCTTCTTTGACATCTTTAGATTCTGCTTTTGCCTTTTTTATCTTTTTGGCAGGATTTGGTTTAGATGGAGATTCGGCATCAATAGCATCATCTTCTTTGACAGCTTTTGCTTCCTCTACTTCTTCCACTTCTTCCATTTCTTTAGTTTCTTCAGACATTTTAAGTCTCCTTGTAAAGTTTTGATTAATTATATTTATAAAATTAGAGTTTTGAAAGGAACGCCTCGAACGCTTCGAGTTGTTTATTTTCGGAAGCAAGTCTTTCGATTCGTGCGACTTCGGATTCCCTAAGAATTCCGTTATCCCAAATCCATTCCTTACCTTCCATAATACCTTCCACAAACGCCTCTGGTGCAGACGGATCAGCAACGATGTCTCCTGCTGTTGCAAGATAAAAATCGTCTTTAACTACATTAGTTTGACCCCTCTTTTCAAGTGTACCCATTCCTCTACTAGAGACTCCAAGTTTTGCACCTGCATTTAAAAGTTCCTTGACAATTTTACCATTAGGTGTGTCAAGAATCTTTGCCTTCCCGATAATATTATTACCTTCGGGATATAGTTCTTCGATTAAATGAGAAACCCTGTCCAAATTAACTGTTGGGCCGTCAGGATGTCCTAACTCTCCAAAAGCACGTTTGGGTTCTACAAGTTCCTTATTATATCTCTTAACTTCTTTTGTTAAAGTATCAAGAGGGTACATACGACCATTCCTATTCTTAGTCTCAGCCTGCATGAAAACTCCCTTGATTTTCATATCTTTTCCACCCTTACCTTCAGTAAGAACTTCAAAGTCATCAAACATTTCCGTGATTAATTTCATCTATTACCCTCCTGAGTATTGTTTATGAATAATAATAACTGCATAGGAATTACCCGATACTGTAATACCAAAATCATCGGTGTTTGTTCCACTTAGAACGGCTCCCGCCGCACCTAGATTCCAATGTCCTGTTCCTGTAAAAGCATGAACAGCAGTACCACCCCTATCTATTGTAATTGAAGTTGCAGTTTGCCAGAATATTTCAACAATATCTGCTGACACGACAGTGGCTTCATTAGATGCGGTAAGTTCCGCTAATGTTATTGCACCATCGGTGGTATCTATGTGTAGTACACTTCTACCTTGTGAATTTGTAATTGAATTTGCCATAGTTTATCCTAAATTGTTAGCATTTCTTTGTCAAAATAATCCATAATATCTTTAACTTTTACGCCGTGTTTCTTTGCAACTTTCTCTACATTTTTATCAAATGTACTTAAAAAATCACCTGGCTTCTTTTCCATTGTGGAAAATACATCATCAACGGCTTTCTTCATCTTAGGTGTAAGTTTCTTATAAGCAGATGATTTCTTATGTTCATCCTTTTCTACAACCCATGTATTAAATTCCCTAAACTTTTTCATCTGTAGTATCTTCTACTGAAGTTTCTGGTTGTGTTTGCACTATAGAATTTGCCACTTCTACTCTTTTTAAATCTAGTGCGGCACCTATCTTTTGTGCCATAGATGCTTTAAAATGTGACTCTGCATCTATTTTGTTGTCTTTTATTACTGCTGAAATCATATCTGGTAATTCACTCATAATTTATCTCCAAGTTGTTTGTTACATATCATCATCCATATCAGGCTCTGGTTCTGCATCCATTTCCTTTTGCATGGATTCAATTTCATCGTCTGACATTCTGAATACTTGTTTCTGAACGTATTTCTTAGAAAAATACGATCCGATAAATGGTTCTATTGTATTTAGGACTTCTAATCTGTCCCGCAATAGATCCATATCTCGCATTTCTGCATAATGTCCATCCTTCATATACATATATGAAAGATTATCCTTGATACTTAACCAATCTTCTTCTGCAACAACACCCTTGAGTATTAGTTGTGTTTTAAGGATGTTATTGAAAAGACTATTGAATTTTCTTCGCAGCTTCTGAACAAACTTAGTAAATTTTACTTCATCTCTTGTTATTTCTGCGCCTCGACCCATATTAAATCCACTCTCAGTCTCTAAACGACTAATAGGGATATTTAAGGATCGATATAATTTCTTTTGAAAATACAGTATGTCATCAATCTCACCAAGATTTGAACCGCCTGGAAGTGTTGTAATTTCTGTTCCTCTACCACCTTCTCTACGAGGCAACCAGAAATCCTCTAACATACTCATTTGTTGTCTGTCATCCTTTATCTCACCAGTTGACGCATTGTACACCAACTTGTTACGATAACGATTCATGACATCTTTTAGATATTGTTCTGCCTTTACTTTAGGTAAGTTACCAACATCTATATAGAAAATTCTTCGTTCTGGGGCCCTTGCAATACGATAGATTACTACCGCATCCTCAATCATTCTTAA